GTAGTACCCCTATCGCGCCCCTCAAGGGGGCGCTCACCCTGTTTAATTCGCCTCACGGCTCATATTGTAGCCAAACCAGTAGCGTGTCTCTGGTAAGACACGCCGATCTCTAGTACAATTCCAGTATGACTACGATCTCAGCTATACAAACGGACTATTACGCCGTGCTCTGCGCTGACTCGCAGATCACAGAGGACAACCTAGTAAGTACCTCGACCAGTACACCCAAGATCGTCGAGGTGGGAAAGTTTCTAATAGGCATTTCCGGCGATATACGCCCAGGAGATATACTCACCTACAATTGGAAACCACCTGCCTATCGCGGTGAGAATCCAGTAACTTATATGGGTGCCAAGGTGATACCTAGTATCATCACGGCCTTTAACGAAAACAACTACGAGTGGAATAAGGTGGACAAAGATGGCGGCTTCGATTATCTCTTTGCTTTTAACGGTAACATCTTTAGGGTTGCTTGTGATCTCTCTTTTTTCCAAACAGATCACGGAACTTATGGCATTGGTAGTGGTGGGCAGCTTGCTCTTGGCTACCTGTATTCAATCCGCAAGTCTGATATGGAATTAGATTATATAAAGCGACACGCCCGTCGTGCTGTTGAGATAGCTTCAGTCCTTGACTCCAATACTGGTAAGCCCTTACAGTTGGTGGTACAAGAAAAGCTATAGGAGGTAGCGATGGAAAAGACTATGGAGTATGCGCTTAACGAAGCGCTAAAGATGGGTTACAAGGCCGCTGTCCTTAACTCATTTGAGGAAATGGCTTTACGCGAATCACTTGCACAAGATATAGAATCTTATACTTGCGTTGATGGATGCCACGAGTGCGACTACTGCAAAGGTTTATTCCAAGCAGCAAACCTAGTAAGGGGTACTTCAGTTGAGCGCATTTACTGATCCAAAAGAATTACTATTAACAGCACTACGCAGTGCTGATGCTAAGAAGTCACGTTCAACACAGGTACAGATCGGCCCATCAGAAGTTGGTGGTTGCCGTCGTAGAGTTTGGTACCGGTTAAACGAACAACCTGAAACAAATGATAATCAACTAAAGCTAGCCGCCATTATGGGTACTGCTATCCACGCAGAGATCGAGAAGGCGCTAGCCGGTAACGATAAGTTAATGATCGAAGCTGAAGTTGAATACGATGGAATGAAAGCACACATAGATTTATATGTACCAGAGACTGGCGATGTAATTGACTGGAAGACTTCCAAGTTGAAGAACTTGGGTTACTTCCCATCAACACAGCAACGCTGGCAGGTGCAGCTATATGGATACCTCCTATCCAAAAACGGTTACGTAGTCAACCGAGTGTCGCTAGTAGCAATTGCTCGGGACGGTGATGAAAGAGACGTCAAGGTTCACACAGAACCCTATGACGAATCTATGGCACTAACTGCACTCGGTTGGCTCGCAACTGTTAAGGAATCAAAGGAACTCCCAGCACCGGAAAAGGATGCTAGTTACTGCCAGCATTACTGCCAGTTCTATGACGCATCTGGTGAGATGGGATGCGATGGTCTAAAAAAAGAACGTACCGCAGTCAGTGATGTAATCATTGATGATGCGGATGTTGACAAGAACGCACTGCTGTACTTACAGTTAGGGCAAGCAATAAAGGAGCTAGAGAAGCAACAAGATTCTCTGAAAGAATCCTTCATAGGTTTACTAGGTACTACGCAAAGTGGTATCGAAGTAAGTTGGTCAACTATTAAAGGTCGCGAGACCGTTGATAGTAGCGAGGTAGAAAAACTATTAGGTTTCGTACCTAAGAAGGTAAGCGCTGAGAGTCAGCGACTATCTGTTAAACAAGTTGGAGGTAACTAAATGGCTACAGAAGGAACAAAGTTCCAAGTCAACTACAAGTTGTCTGATGGAACACTTATCAATCTTTACGCAGCAGATGTGCGTGAATTAGAAGCAGGACTTGCTGATATTGCAATGAACGCACTGAACATTATTACTACTGGTAAAGAACTATCACAAGGATCAGTAGCACCAGCTGCTGTATCTCCTGCTGTATCTGCTATCGCAGCACAGTTCAAAGAGTCAGCCCCAGTAGCAGCAGCACCAGCAACTGCCGGTAATACCTGTAAGCACGGCCCTATGAGTTACAAGACAGGCGTATCAGCCAAGGGTCCTTGGCAAGGTTGGATGTGTTCAACTCCGAAGGGTGCACCTGATAAGTGCGACACTATCTGGGTTAGATAACAAATGCGGGGGCCGCAAGATTATGAAGCTCCCAGTTGTGCCGAAGTCGGCGGTGATTTTTGGTTTGCAGAAAAAGATGTTGACGATAACGAGTTAAAGGTAATCAATGATTACAACTTTGCTAAGTCAATATGTAATAGATGTATCCATAAAGTCGAGTGCGCCGAATGGGGTTTAAGGAAAGAAGCCTGGGGTATGTGGGGCGGTCTTTCACCGAGGGATCGTAAAGCAATCCGCAGACAACAGAATATATTCCTTGAAGGAGATAGACGTGCTTGATCTTTCCCGTGCTTGGGGTGGTGTGCTCACTAGAGCCACTCCACTACCGGATGTATGGGTAGGCCTCGCGGCCAAAGAGATCAAGTTCAGGCGTGGGCAAGTATGTATGGTTGCAGCAGCACCTAATGCTGGTAAGTCAATGTTCGCATTGGTTTACGCAATCAAGGCAAAGGTGCCTACGCTTTTCTTCTCAGCTGATACTGACACAACAACCGTAATGATGAGGGCAGCAGCCCACGTTAGCGGTCACTCACAGATCTCTGTAGAAAATAACTTAGCAAAGGATAGTCACTACTACGACTCACGCTTTGAGAAGTTAAGCCACATCAAGTGGGTCTTTGATTCATCACCATCTATTGATGATCTTGAGTTAGAGATACGAGCATACGTTGAACTATACGGACAGGCTCCAGAGCTGATCGTAATAGATAACCTAATGAACGTAACAGCAGAGACTGATAATGAATGGGCAGGACTACGTGCGATTATGATGGAGTTGCACGATATGGCACGCAAGACAGAAGCGTGCGTACTGGTACTGCACCACGTATCGGAACAGAGCGAGTATGGAAGTCCGACCAATCCACCACACCGTCGGGCTATTCACGGCAAGGTGAGCCAACTACCGGCGTTGATCCTGACTCTGGGTTACGACCCAGGACAGGCAACACTGAAGGTGGCTGCTGTGAAGAATCGTTTTGGACCACACACAGCTGATGCTTCTAATTACGCACAGCTTCTAGTAAACTATGCGGCGTGCCAGATTAGTGATGAAGACCAATTTGGTAGGATGCTAAGGAGAGATGCAATGGTTGGTTATCAAGGGAGTTACATTGTCCAAGACTGAGATGGCTTATGTTAAGAATCGTATTGCTAAATTAGAGAAAGACTTTATGGCTTTTGCTTCCTTGTTAATTCAAGCAGGCATTGTCCGTGTAGATGAGCAAGATGGAGAACAAGTATTTGCGGTCAATAAGGTCAAGCTAGATGGCTAACCCTAATGGGCGCAAAGGTGCCAAGTTCGAGACAGATGTTATGAAGTGGTTACGCGATAAAGGCGTAAGCGCCGAACGTCTGACAAAGGCTGGTGCCAAAGACGAGGGTGATTTGGTCGCTGTGATAGCGGGAGAAACTTTCATCCTTGAACTCAAGAACCGAGGTACATTATCACTGCCGGAGTTCTGGAGAGAAGCTGAGGTTGAGGCGCTTAACTACGCTAAGGCTCGCGGTAAAGGGGAAGTACCGCTGCACTATGTAATAGTTAAGCGTCGCAACTCAGGCATAGAGAACGCTTGGGTTATCCAAGATCTTAAACAATGGATAAAGGAAAAGGAATAATGGCTGTTGCCATTAAACCTATCCGTCGCAGACGTCGCACTGCTCAACGCGGCAAACCTATTAGTCAATCTAAAAGATGGGGAAAGGTAACAACAATGACACCAGTACCACAAGGAGTAATCAGTACATCAGAAGGCCCAGTAGATCCTGTACAAGAAGTCGTACCAGTATTGGATGAAGCAATCGCTGCTGCTGACGCAGAAGAAGCAGTAGAGGAATACGATGACATCAACTCGGATCAAGCGTGACTACTAAGATAGGTTTACCTATCAATCGCCAAAGACTTAAAGGTCTGGGCGCAGAACACGCAAGGAATACATCCTTTGATGAAGGATACAACGCTGGCTTTGATGCTGGAGTTGCTTACCAGAAAGCGCAAGTCGAGTTAGAGAAAAGTAAAGAGGCTAGTAATGATTTGCTCTAACTGTCTTCAAGCCGGTGCAGAGAATAAGTTAGGTCACCTGAAGCGTGCCGCACATAAGCACGATAAGTGCGATATGAAAGGGTGCGTATGTCAACACAAGACTGGTCCAGGGTACGTAAGAACAAAGGATTCAAAGGTTCCGTTGATGCAAATACAATCCCCATAGGGGCTATTGTTGCCAGCTTTGGTGGTGAAGTAAGAGAAGGTAAGTCAGTATCAGTTAGATGCTGCTTACATAATGACAGTCGCAGGTCAGCTGTGATGAACACCTATGACAATTTATATTTCTGTCACACCTGTGGTAAGGGTGGCAACGCAGTTAACCTAGTATGTATCCTAGAGAACTTGGAGTTCAACGATGGCCTCAAACGTGCAATCGAAATTGCTGCTGGAAGCGGCGCAGCGATACGCTCAGGCAATAAGTCCAGAGGCGCTGGCCGTGCTAGACGCACGTGGGATCTGTGAAGTTACGGCGGCCAAGTTCCAACTTGGTACCATCACTGACCCGATCAATGGTCACGAGATGTATGAGGGTTGGATTTCCATTCCTTATATTACTGCTAGTGGTTCTTGCGTTGGGTTTAAGTTCCGCAGAGTAGATGAAGGCAAGCCTAAGTACGGTAGTCCTACCGGACAGAAGGCTCACCTGTATAACGTATCGGATATAACTATTATGAAACCATACATAGTTGTATGCGAAGGTGAACTCGATACCGTCATAGTCTCAGGCGT